GAGCTGCGCACGACGTCCTCTTAATTCGATGTTTTTCATCTTAATCGAGTTTTAAAAGTTTGAGTTTATATTCAAAGATTTCAATATCAGACATTTCCTCCACTTCGGCTTTCACCTCCGCTTCAGCACCCTCTGACTCAGGTGTATCTTTTCTCATCATCAGCTCACTTGTCGCATCAGGGTACGCAGGTTGCGATACGGGAGATACATCAAGAAGCCTTGATACTTTTTCTATTATTCTATAGGTTTTGCCATCACGCTCTTCCCAGCGGTCACGCTCAATCAAGAAGGCAAAAGATGATTGATTTACATCACCACGCTTCATCAATTCAACCAAATCGTTTGCATAAGAAGTATTCGGTAGGTCAACTTCGTAGTAGAGGCCACGGGAATCAGAACCAATGCGTAGGGTTCCGCTGGACACTCTACCCAATAACAAGTTCTCATCGTGATTAAAATAGGCTCTTACATCGTTTTCCATTACGCCATCAAATGCTCCAGGAGCAATCTGCTCGTAGAAGCCTCCCATCCATTCGCTATCGCTATTGTACACAGCAGCGTAGCCTCTAATGGTTTGGCCCTCGTACTCTGCGTGCTCCATACGGAACTCACGCTTTTCTACAATAGCCTTATGGCCACGCACCTCTGCATCAAACTTCTCTAATGTTGAGAAGCGGTGTACCACATTAAGAGCGGGCTTGCGCTCAATGTAGGCTTCCTCTTCTGCGGAATAGCGGTATATTCTAATGAGAGCCGCTGGATCGTCAGCAGTGCCGTTGACCGTGAAGCCACTATCTGCCTCAAGCTCTCCATCTCTTTCTATTTGTATGATAACACCATAAGCGCTACCGCCCGAGGTGCTCCAACGTACAAAATCACCAACGCTTAACTCATCGGCCTCTGCACGCTCTTCTTCTTTGTAGCTGCTCTCATCTGACATCTCGCCCTTACCAAAGGTGATGACGATCTCCTCATCAGTCTCAACTACACTCTTAATATGTCTTTCGTTCGTTTCCATTTCCTCTAATGTTGACTTGGCCCAGCGTAGCATCTCATCGCCACCCCAAGCTGCATACATAATACTCCCACACACTTGATTGCCATCCTCATCTTTAAATGAGCCCGTGTCGTACACTTTTGCACGAGAAAGGAATGAATAGATGCGTGGCAGTCTATCGTGGCTTACAACGCCTCTATCGGCTAAAATTCGGGCAGTATTCCACCCGACCACCGTGCCGCAATCGCTCCCTTCTTCCTCACGCAATGCTAACGCTCTTTTGGCGTTATCTACTGCTGCTTGTGGGTAATCCGTCCAGGGCATTATTCAGCAGCGTTATCAGTTCCAGCCTCAACCATATTCAATGGTTAGGTACACATCTCCACCTTGGATAGGATCCATTGACTCGTGTCTGCGGATATCATTAACCGACAGCCATCCCCATTGTCTTGCAATGGCGTACGAGGAGTATCTGCTTGAGATGTCCCCACGGAGAAGCCCATCCATATTCATACGGATGTAGTACGCCTCATCATTAGGGAAGAGCTTGCGATTGAACTCGGCCTCCCAGCGCTTCACCCAAGGAAGGATGGTATTGCGTTGGAATTGGATGCCTTGTTCTTCAATGTTTGCTCTCGTAGAGCTGTTCTCTAAAGAGCCGAGGTAAGCGAGTGGAATGCGGAAGAATCGTGCGATATCTTCCACACCAAATTTGCGAGTTTCTAAAAACTGCGATTCTTGTGGGGAGATGCTGACCTTTTGCAAGGACATTCCCTCTTCCAAGATTGCAGTCTTGTGTGCGTTATCAAGCCCCGAGTATCTGCGTTGCCAAGATGCCATCAGGCGCTTGTACGCTTCATCCGATAAACGGCCAGGGTGCGTAAGGATGGCACTTACATTGGCACCATTGCCAAAGAAGGAACCACCAAACTGGTCAGCAGCCAAACCAAGGCCAATGCTCTCTCTTGCTGCCTCAATAACACTCTTACCTACAACACCATCAAAAGAGAGGCCGAGGATGTGGATCATCTCGGTATCGTCAAAGGTTTCTTTACCATCATCAATGGTGTAGAACTTTTCATCCTTATAAACTTTGACTTGTACTCTATCAGGGTGTACGGGAATGAGTTTTACGGGCTGCCCAGCCTCGTTCCTACGGATCGCAATAAAAGCATTTCCGTGGAGGCAAAGGTGTGCTTGACAAACTTCTCTAAAGTTAAAGTCCGTCATCATACCGTTAGGCGAGTGAATAAGTTTGTTGATTGGGTGTGCCGAGGCGTTGCGTGTTGTTCCGTCTACATCTTGCTTTACATCCCAAGGTAAGGAAGCGATGGTCTCGGAGATGACACGCACAGCGCCAAATACCGCAGAGAGGCGCATAGCGCTATCTTCGGTGATGGCAATGCCAGTCTTTGATGCGGAACCATCAAACATCCAAGAGGCGGGATTCGCCAATGACGTTGATGGGTTGTTAGGCGAGGCACGGAATGCACCTAAAATGCGCCCAAACAAGTTCTGATTTTCCGCCATAAGTGAGTAGAAACATTGTAATTACGAGTGCAATATAACTATCGCTTAATGAGAAAAAAAGAAGCCCCATCAAAAGATGGGGCGCACCGCTAAACACGTTTAAAAAAAAGAAACCAAACCAAATCTAAAAGGGATGCGGTGAGTGAACAAAGCTATCGATTCGCACTCTATTGCGCAAGGCGTTCAATGTAAATTTCAATCTTACATTTTCACGAACGATGTCTTGAATGATTGCCACACCATTTCTGATGCTTACAATTTTGTACTGCCAGCCGAAGCGTTTTGAGTATAGGTAATCACCTACAAAGAAATCAATGTCTCTCATAATAAAAAGGTTTTTGTTGTTGCCCTATCAAGGTATACATTTTTTCATTTATCTCGATGTATATACACAAAAATCTTTTGCACCCCCTCTCACTATTTGTTTTTGGAGCTGCGTCCATAGGCGCAGCCACAAAAAGAAATAGGGAGTGCAATCGGTTTATTTTTATTTTTTTTTCCCTATATATAGGAGGAAAAAAAAGAAAATTAACAAAAAATTGTTAATATCGGCTCTTTTCAATGAGGTAAATCTCCCCCTCAAAAAGCATCTCAATACCATAATTATCACCTCCCAAGTGCTTGATCCAGGGAGTGATTCCGTGTATATCAAATAAGCAAAGGCCTAATTTCTTGGCTTCATCGAGTGTCATAAAAAGCGAATTTCTTGCGTTTCATAGGTGCTGACTTTACTCACATCAGAGTTCTCAACGGTCATCTTTTCACCCAAAGCCATTATCATTGCGACCACACCATCAATCTTATCTCCAGCTTTTGCCTTGCTAAACTTCACGTTCTCGGCATCATCTTTCTTCACCACAACATTGCCTACCATCCAACGCAGCATAGAGTGACCACCGTGGTGCAGCAGTCCCTTCTTAACCAATACCTCTGCGTTCTTAATTGGCCCACTCATAGAAACAAAGCCTTGACCGAATGGATCCATATCAATGCCCTCATCAACCAACTGCTGAACCAAAGCATTGGAGTTCCATCTATCGAAGGCGATGCTCTGAACATCAAACACACTGGCTGCCTCTAATATCTTTTGCTTGATAACGCCATAGTCAGTGCTATTGCCATCGGTAACGATGAGCTCACCCTTGGAAACAAAGGCATCGTAAGAGCCACCCGTCTGCACCCGTCTACGCTCCACTGCCGCCTCACTTACAAAGAGGTAGGGCAATACCTTGATGCTGCCGTCCTCCCACGGGAAGATGAGCACCAGTGCACACACATCCTCTACCGCAGCAAGGTCAAGCCCACCATAGCAAGGCTTCCCCTTGAGCTCCTCAAGGCTAACGGTGCCACTGCTCTTCATCCATTCATCATCAGTAATCCAAGAAGATAAGGAGTTCACCCATTGGTTCAGGTGCAACTGACGGAAGGCAATCTCACTCGATGGTAAGGTCTTTGCCTCTTGGCTCATCTTCTTAAAATACTCGGGCTTGATGCTCACCCCATAGTTGGGATTCGCCTTGCGCCACGTCTTCTCACTATGGATGTCATCGCCTTGCCCCGCCTCATAGATGAGCGGCAAAAAGGTGGTGTCCTCTACCACACCATCACGAACCTTCTTGCCATAATCATAGAGCTCATAGCAAACGCTGTTAGGATCAAATACTCCAGCGGTGGAGATGCCAAACATCAGTGGCTGGGAGCGTGCACCCATTGAGGTGCTCATCACATCCCACAGCTCTCGGTTCTTGGCGCTGTGCACCTCATCGTAGAGCACTGCCGAGGCGTTAGCACCGTGAAGCACTCCCGCATCTGCTGCTACGGCCTTAAGGAAGGAGTTGCTTCCACCAAGGACGATAGAGTTGCGGTACACCTTACAGCTGCGCTCCAGCACGGGCTGGTTCCGAACCATTTGCTTACACACATCAAAGATGGCGTTCGCTTGGTCACGAGAGGAAGCACAAACATATATCTCCGCTCCTGGCTCTTTCTCCACGAACAGCAGTGCAAGACCAATGGCAGCAAGTAGGTTACTCTTCCCATTCTTACGAGGGATGAACACAAAGGAGGTGCGGTACTGCCGTGTGCCGTCAGCATTCACCCTACCAAAGAGTTCCCTGATGTAATCTATCTGCCACTGCTCCAATATGAATGGCTTGTTGGCCAAATCACCTTTGACGTGTGTACACACCCGTTCAATGAATCGGATGACCTTATCTGCTTTGTTGTTATCGTACATTAATCTCCTCCTAATAAATCTTCTAAACTATCCAAACGCTCGGGGGCGTTGAGCTTCGCTCTTGCTGCTGCGGTGAGTCCAAACTCGGGCAGCATCTTTTTTATTCTATCCCAAGCACCGTTCATCATCGCAAGCTCGGGCCGTGGTCGATGCATCTCATCACCTTGTGCGGTGGTGGTCGCATAGGTAGGGCCTAATCTTTTTATCACTGCTCTACTGGCGCAGTAGTCCTCCCACGCATCAGAGAGCATCTGCAACGCTATGGCATCCAACTCTGCTACCACACCAAGATCATCGAGGTGCTTGACCAACCAGTCAAAGGTTTCCTCACTGCTTTGGTAGGTAGGGAGCGATGGACGGCCTTGCACCTCAAGGCGTTCTTCGTGCCTATCTTTTCTATATGTATCTGCTGCCTTCAGCATTGCTGTTGGCTTTGGTTTTCTTCCTGGCATATTGCTCAAATTTTATCATTTTGTGAGGAGTATTGCCCCACTTTTACCCTTTTCAAATTGACTTCGTGTAAAGAAGAC